TTTCATGGTTATCTTCTGTCATACCAAAGCGCGACTTCATTTGAGCTTTTATGACGTTGAAGTTGTGATCTGCTGTAAGATCGCTTAAACCAAAAGTACCCTCTGCCCCACCTGTGTAGGTCATGGCGTCAAGTTCTGGCTCCTGAGTAGGTGCAGTGTTTCCGTATAGTTCTGCTATGGTAGGCATTTATTTTTATCCTTTAAAGAGGTCTATCAGCAACAGTATCTGCAACAAATCCTGCACCTTCTCTTATCATTTTTCCAGCTTCCTCAAACTCAGCCTCTGATAGGTTTTGAAGGTATTCAATTACAGAATTTTCAGGTACTTGTAATATACTTGCTGCAAATGGTATAATACCAATCACTGCTGCACCGCCTTGTTTAGCAAATCCACCTAAGTCACCTAACAAACCGTCTACCCCTTCTAATAAGTAATTAGCAACGCTAGAACCTGCACCTTTAATATCTTCTATTGCTTCATCTTTTGTAGCCGTATATTGTATTTCTTTTTTAATACGTTCTAAGTATTCTTGTTGAGTTTCATCTTCACCTCTAGTAAAGCGTATATTCTCTTGACTTAAGTCCTCTGGTGGTAGGGCTGTTTTGTACGGATCAGTAGCTGGATCATAAATGACTAATTGATTATCAGCTATGACGTACTGTTCGCCGGGATTCTCACTAAACCACCTATCCAAGAATCCCTTTTTCTCAGGGTCAGTAGCACCCTCTGTTTTTATGGTCCTAAGACTACTTGCATCAATAGCTGGTATAGATGTCTCAACGTCTGCATCAGCATTGGCTGCTAGTAATTCATCACGCTTCTTCTGCACTATGGCATCTAACTCATCCTGAACATTTGCAAATGGTGCATCCTCTTCCTGTGTAGGCGCATTTTCAGGGTTAAAGATATTTTCAACAAATGTCCTACCAAATGTAGCTTCTGCAAACGGATTACCTAACATTGAAGGCCCATCTTCTGCAGATGAAAGTATAGCATCTTTAAGTATATCAGGGTACTTATTTTTTAGTATTCTAAGTTGCTGATCATCGTCATAGTATTTGCGTGTTTCTCCAGTTGTTGGTGAAAATTGCTCAACAGATTGCACCTCAAGAGAGGCAGCAGCACCAAACTTTTCTGTAACTGCTTCAAGCGCATTTCTAAGAATAGAAGTTTGACCTAATTGCCAATCTACTTCTTCTTGTTTAGTGGTCTCACCTGTATCAAATGCAGAACGATCAAAGATAGCTGCACCCTCTGTGCCTGTATCTAGTGGCATATTCTCCATACGCCTTACGTCCCTTATGCTACTGCCACCAAAGCCTTCTGCATCATCCTCAAGGAACTTATCGTAGCCTTCTGCCAAGTCATCACCTCTAATTCTACCCAACATACTCTGATACCAGCTTTCAGGCTCAGTCTCAGTTGTGTCAGTAGCAGTTAATTCAGGGGCTTTGAAGGCTGCTTTAATTGCATCTTCATAAGTAGAATATTCAGTAGAACTTTCCCAGCCTTCAGTACCTTGGTACAACTGGTTTAGCTGTTCTGCAGAGAATGTCTTTTCGTTAGTCTTCTCCCACTGCTGGACTTCCTGATCCATTTCAACAAGACTACCAACACCATTCTTTTCAATAATTTCTCTAATAGATGTCGGTTCAAGTCCTGCTCTTTTTAAGCGTCCTGCTGCAGCAATAGCTAAAGAAGATTTAGTTTCAGTGTCTTTAATAATACGCTGACCGTAAGTACTCATCCACTCGCGCTGTCGTTCTTTCTTATCCCTGTACTCATCTTTAAACTTCTGTCTTTGTGCAGCGGCACCTGACAAGGCACCTGCTATTAATGCTAATGCTTTAGAGTTCATATCTTACATTCCTTTACTCATTAAGCCCATAGGCTTTTCTGGCATACCCTCTGGCATAGCATCCTGTTCTTCTTGCTGCTCTCTCATATCCTCAAACTCTTCTGTCTCAGGGCTACCCATAGCCTCTATTGTTTGTGATACAATAGGCTTAGGTTCATCCTTACCCAACTTAGATAGAACAATAGATTTAATACGCTCTTTAGCAGCCGCTTCCTCATCCGCATCCTCTGGGAAGTACTCTTCATACTCTATACCAGATTCTTCTGCGATTGATACAATCTCTTTATGTACTGCAGGCGCAATAATAAGTCCTACATCAATGCTGTGTATCCCATTACCTACAGCCATAGTAATAGCAGTATTGGTTATCACCTCAACAGGTATCTCTATTTGAAGCATGTATATGACTGCATCCACAAACTTTGGCTTTGTCATATTTTCAATGTGCATCATCAGTGCTTCTTTAGGGTCAGCCGTTTCTGGTGGCCTCTCCCAAGGAAAGCCTTTAGGTTCATCTGTTAAAGATTGGCCGGGAATAGGACCGTTTAATGCTTTACTCATTTTTACGCTTTCTTTTCAACAAAAGGTCTAATACGTGGGCGAGGCGTTTTGGGTGCGCCAAAGTAATACAAATCAATAGAGTTCCCAGTTATGTCTCCCCCATCAGAAGGCCTCCATCCGGGGTTTTGATCCCACTCTTTACTGCCCTTCTTATATATAACAGTGTCCATTGGGGCGTTCCTAAATCCCGGTGCTGCCTGTAGTACACCTAAAGATTGGCTTCCATCATAACCCCAGCGAGTTAAGTATTTACTATACAACTCTAACTGCTCTGGTCGGGACATACCTCTAACTTGTTTTAAAGTTAATGACTTATCTACATAGCCTAGTTCTTTTAAGTCAGTTAGGGCTGGCGTAGTAAGCTGAAATAAACCTGACGCACCTGAACCCTCATTAAACGCTGCTGTTTTTCCTGCAGATTCACCTTTAATTATCTTAGCAACTTTATCGTCTTTACCTAGAGCAGGGTGTGCTTTAACTAGCTTCTTAAAAGCTTGTTGATCATTGTAACCGCCTACTCTTGTTGGTGCGTACTTGTCACTGGTTTGCTCTGCTGTTGGTGGCTGCATTGGACCTTGCATTTTATCCATGCGTTCAGTCATAACCGTACCTGACTCTGGGTCAAGATCAACTTTCTTAAATCCTTTGTTTCTTGTCTTAGTTGCCTTACTAATAGTATCAAGGGCATACTGTAAGAAAGAAGGTGTATCGTCTTCATCTTCCATTGCAGATGAGGCGTCTGCCATAGCAATAGTACCATAAGATTTCATACCTAAACTAGGCGTTGTACCTGCCTCAGACCTACGTACTTTAGCCTCTTTTATTATGTCTTCACTGGCACTCTCAGAGATACCAAACTTACGTTTTAAATAGCTTGTATTAGCTGTATTCTTTTCTCTGTCAAAGTAATTATTAAGTCCCATTTTAACCCCATATTCCTATTAGTGCTGAACCTATTGTAGCATATGCTTCTGTGTCTGAACTGCTCTTTGACTGAGCAACTTGTGCTGCAGTGGTATTAGCACTAGATGTAGCAGATATGTTTTGCAATACAACAGCGTTAACTCTATCTAATGCGGTCTCACCTGACTTCCAAGCAAAAGACATTAGGTCTCGCTCACGTTGCCACACCTGATCTAATGTACTGGCAGTAAAAGCATTGGCTGCTTTAGCGTCCTGCATGTTAGCTTCATTCTGTGCAGCAGTATTTACAGTAGATACGTTCTGTCTCCACTGTGCGTTAGCTTGTGCTATAACCAAAGAGTTAGTTGCGTTAAACTGATCCCTAGCGTTTGCTTGCTCGGTGTTAAACTTTGCAATAGCATTTACCTCAGACGTATTAAATTGAGATAAGGCGTTAGACTGAGAAGCATTAAACTGAGAAACCTGAGAAGCTAATGTAGACATAAACTGATTAGTTTGATTTACACTAGCAGCGTTAAACTGCTTGGATGCGTTGTCTGCTGCAGTATCACTAAGGATAGCTTGCTGCAGTGCCTGTGCTTTAAACAACTCAGTCTGTTGTACGTTAGCTAAATTAGTCAAGTCCATCTGTAGGAAGTTCTTAGCGTTTTCTACTCTGGCTTGCTGTTCATTACTCAGGTTAGCTAAATCCATATTAGACATGGCAGCAGCATCAGCCATAACCTTAGCGTTCTTAGCATTTAGGTTAGTGATGTCTACCGTCTGAGCCATACGTGCATTCTCTAATGCAACCTGCTGTTCTGCAGTAAAGTTCATGTTAGCTATATCGCTGATTTTAGCAGCATTAGTAACCCGTGCTTGAAACTCCTGATTAAAGTCTAACTTAAGAAAGTCAGCGCGTTGCTGGGCAGCAAACAATGCAGTCTGTTGACGGTTGCTTAAGTTCTGCGCTTCAAATTGTGCTACAGTCTGTGCGTCTGCTGCAGCAATAGGTAAGGCTGACTCCATAGCGGCCTGTACAACGGCTTGTCCTGCCATGCTACTAGCACCTAGTCCACGTGCAGCCATTGCTGCGTTAGCGGCTCTCATGGCTCCTGCAGCCCATGCAGGGGTAGCATCATCTTCAAAGTCATCCATAAGGTCTTCTAATTGACCCTTTACTGTAGCAGCCTTAGATGGATCAGCCTGTGCTGCTTTAATGTCTGTAGCTTCTTTTACTGCAGCCATGTCTACGGCAGAGCCATCAACTAGCTCACCTGTCTCAATCTTACGGGCATCAGGTGCCACTACCTTTGTTGCATCTGCAATCTGATTTACGTCAAGCTTTGTGCTTGCCATAGTTGTAGGGTCTTTAGATGCAGCATCTACTGTAGTTGACACAGTTCCTTGTGCTGGCTGTGTATCAGTTAAAGCTTTATCTACGGCAGGTTGAGATGGAGTAGCTTGTACAGAAGCAGGAGTAAGACCTGTAGGAGTAGACGCCTGTTGTCCTGTGGCGGTTTGAGTAGCAGCCGCTATACCAACATCAGGAATTTGCCCTGTGGTGGGATCAATGGTAGCCCCTACAGTATTAGGGTTCATAGTTGCTACAGGCGTTTTCGTTGTTAAACTTTGGGGGGTTTTAATAGCTGTAGCTGTAAGGTTTTGTTGACCCTCAGTTAAAGCCTGTCCAGCAGCCATTTGCTGCTCTTTAGTCTTATCTTCAATAGCTTTAATCGTAGCAGGATCAGTCTGATCCATAGCGTACAGATCAGCAAGCTCTTGGTTGAGTTTGTCTAGCTTGTCTTGCATTGGCGTCATATTGGAACCGCCTACGGGGTTAGGTGAAGAAGGTGCTTTAATACCCCCAGAACCTGTTATAAAATCATCGGCATACCTATCCATTGGCATGGGAGAATTAGAAGGAGTAAATTGTTGTTTTGCAGCAGACTCTAGTTGAGCTTTTCTAGCAGCCAAAGCTTCTAAATATCCCGGTGGATAGCCTTGTGCAAACATTGGGGCATTTAACTGCTCTAAAGACATACTAGATGCTATACGTTTATTTGCTTGATCCTGTGTTTCACCGGGCAAGTTATTTGTCATCATTGCTACCATCTTAAGTCTTTCTCTTATTCAAAGCCATCTTTTAGGCCATCTAGTATATCTTGAACACTTACTTTTTTCTTAGCGTTAGGTGTATATCTACACATATACGTCTTAGGGCATTCACTAAACTTAAACATAGGGTAGTGGTAGCCTATTGTACCATTAGGTCCACGGTAAATGCAAACCATTTCTCCCTGTATTTTAACTCTTTTTGCTAAGTGACA